ACGAGGTTCACGCCCACGAGGTCCATCGTCGGCGGGGTCCAGTCGCCCGAAGTCAGCGGCGAAGTCGGCACATTGCTGGCTGTGATCCCCGCGACAGTGACGAACGTTCCCGTCACGAGGTTGAAACAGAATGGTTGGTCCTTGCCGGTGTGGATCGTGGATGCGATCATGCCAAACACGTAGGAGCCGATGGTCCGAAAGACAGACACAAACCCCGCGCCCGCGATGCTGGCGAAGTTCGTCTCAAGGGCCGACGCAGGGCGACACGTCCATATGCCTTTGGTCGTCTGGTCGGGGATCAAATCTTGAAGGATTGCGCACGCGCCGGGGAACTCGTCGGTCTCATCGAGGCTGTCACTCAGGCCGGTGGGCGTGAACCGGACGGCTCTAGCGTTGCGGAGCGTCACAGCTCACCAGCCGATCATCTTAGTGTTGGGTATCCTATCGAAATTGTTGCCAAAAAACCTACGGTCGAGCGTGGCCCGCTTCACAACCTGCTCGTCATCTTTCATCTTCAAATAGCGGTCGAGGATCGCGGCCGCCCCCAAAAACACCGTGCCATCCTGCTGCTTGTACTCGCCGCCGAGAAACATCTGCGCCCGGTCATCGTTCGCCATCAGCAGCAGTTCGCCCGTCAAACGCCGCAGCAAGAACAGTGAGTTCGGGAACCAGGGGATCGTCACGCCATCCGTGAGCTGCGCGGTCGAGTAATCCGGCATCTGCCGGTAATACCGCGCCGTGACGGGGAACGAACCCGAAGCCGGGGGCCACACGAACATCTGCGGGGTCGATTGGGTGGCGAGCGGCGCGTTGTCCACCGCGTATTGCTCGGGGTAAGAGTTGAGCCCCGCTTGCTGAACGAGCGCGTCGAACTCGGCCATCGACACCGGGATCATCACGTATTTGACGCCCGTTATGGTGTAGAACACATCGTCCTTGCTGGCGCGCATCCAGTCGGCGGGCAGGTCATAAGGGCCGCTCCCGTTCGGGGCGCCAGCCGCAAGGTTGCTCAGGAAGTTGAACGTGTAGACGCCGCGCGCCACATCGAGATCGTAGCCCTCGCACAGCTCGCTCAGCACGGCGTTGAGAAGCTGGCCCGCCTGTGAGGTCCAGGCGGGCACCTTGGCCGTCTGCGTGGCCAGCGTGATAATCTGCTGGCACGTCAGCGCCACTCAGGCCACCTTCTTCTCCAGCGCCGCGATCTCGGCCTTGATGGCCTCGATCTTCACCGCCGCCCGCGCCACTGTCGTTTCGGCGTTAGCCTTATCGGCGAGCGCCTTCTGCTCGTGCTGAAGCTGCTGCGCGTTCATTTTCTCACCACGCCGCCCTTGGTTCGCCGCGTAGCGAGCCTCGGCAGCAGCCTGGCGTTCGGCGTCGAGCCGCGCCATGTCCTCGACGGCGTTCCGATGGACCCGCTCAAAATCTTCGAGCTGCACGCGCAGCTTGGGCAAGGTGGCATATGCCTCCTGTCGCTCTGCGGCGTCGCGCAACTTGTCGAGCGCGTCATTCAGATCGCGGGGCGCGCAGTCCATCGGCACGAAGCACTGGAAGACGATCTGCTTGGTCTCCGCGACCCCGACTTGAAACGAAATCCCGATAGCCGGGGTCTTCTCTACATCGTGCATCAGAACCTCATGGGCGCGTTGGAGACGCCGCCCGTTTGCCAGTTGAGCTTCGTTCCCCGCTCCTTGCGGTAGAACGCGTCGTTGCTGTGACCGCTCTTGATTTCTTCGTCATGGCGGTAGGTGTTGCGCTCCATCTCCTTCATCACGTCATAGACGGGCTTGGGGACGACGTAGAGTTCGCCCGCCATGTAGTGCTTGCCGTCGAGCACGATGCGGTCGGCGAACAGCGCGAGGTCGATACGGATTTCCCGCATCTCCACAAACGCCTCGGGGTGCGCGGCCTTGTCGGCCTTCTCCATCTCGGCTTTGAGGAACGCTTCCTCAGCGTCGAGAATGTCGCGGGCCGCGATCTTCGCTTTCGCCTTGGCGCGTATCTCGGCCTGTTTCTCGGGCGTGAGCAGCGCGTCGAAATCGAGCGCGCGCTGAGGCTCGTGCGCCTTGGGAACGACGACGGGTTTTGCAGGGGTCTTGGCCATCAGGAATGCGTCCAGCCGGTCCCTGAGTTGATCGAACCGCCCGCAATGAGGATCGGCCATCCATTCGGGTCGATGGCGATGTAATCGCCGGGAAGCGCCTGGAGCGTGCCGCGACCACCGGGCAGTGTCAGCATCGCCGTGCCGCCGACATATTCAATGCTGCCGGGGAAGATCGCGCCCGCCTGCTGGCGCACGTAGGCGCCGTTGACGAACACCCAGTTGTACTTGATCGCTGCGCGCGCCGTCGCGATGTCGGCGGGCGTGAAGTTGCTGTCCACGACCAGCGCGCTGAGCGTCGTGGTCGTGGACGTGCCTGCGGTCTTGAGCGCCATTTATTTTCCCCGCCCATATTGACAAGCGACGGGTATAAGCTTATGTTCTCCACTATGGAAAACAAAACCTGCACCACCTGTCAGCTGACCAAGCCACTCGCAGATTTCTACCTTCGGCAGAAAGAGCCGCCCCTCTATAAATCGCGATGCAAGGCATGTCACGACGCGCGACAAAAAGCCTACGCAGAGACAGAGCGCGGCAAAGAAGTCCGCCGCAAAGCCTACGCGCGTTGGCGCGGCGACAACATCGAGCAGGCGCGCCAGCTGAGCCGAGAAAGCAATCGAGCTGCGCGTGAGAAAGACCCGCGCCGCTTCAAAGGCTACGAGTTGAAAGCGCGCTACAGCATGAGCCTTGAAGAATATGAAGCGTTGCTCGAACGCCAAAATCACGCTTGCGCAATCTGTGGTGTTCTGGAACCGGGCGGTATGGGTGTATTCCACGTCGATCATTGCCACAAATCTTCCAGGGTTCGAGGTCTGCTCTGCAATGGATGCAACATCGGCCTCGGCAAATTTAAAGACAACGAGCAGTATTTGCTCGCTGCCGTTAAGTATCTCAGCCAAACGTAGAAGAGAACGCAGAAGTAGACTCAATTCTTCCAAAATACAGTTGGTTTAAAATTATGGTTCCGTACATCACCTTCCAGCCCACCACTCTCAACTGGTTGAGCGGGTCGGATTTATCGGCCTTATCGAGATAAGTGTACTTGATCTCGTCGAGCATGACTTGCCCGTAAGCTCCGCGACCGAAGATGTAGGTCGGATAGACCGTGACGCCCGTGGCGGGCGCGGCGGGCGGTGACTGCACCGTGCCAATCCCCGAGATTGTGACCGTGGTGTTCGAGGGCAACTGCACCGCTTGGCCCGTCAGCGGGCCGACCACCGGACCCGCCGAACTGAGCCCCAAATTGCCGGGCGAAGTCGTGGTGCCGATGTAAACGTTCCAGGTGTAGCCCGCCACGTTGGGCGTCGTGATCGAGATGGAGCCGTTCGGCCCCGTCACCGCGACGCCCGCCGAGACCTGCGTGATGTAGCTCTCGAACTGGTTTTGCGTGTCGGAGCCCGTCAGCACCGTGTAATAGGTGCCGGTCGCCAGCGAACCCGAAGTGCCCGCCGTGCCCTGCACCAGCGCGTAGCCGGTCCACGTCGGCACGAGGTTCGACTTGGTGAAGCGGATACCGCCCAGCTCGCCGACTTCGGAATTGTAGAGCTTGTTGATGTCGCTGTAAGACGACGCCGTGACGAAGGTGGAATTTTCGCGCAAATCCTGCGCGGCCAGTGTGTGCGTCACCGCGACATAGTGCGGCATTCCGCGCGGATCGCTCGACGCCCGCGCGCCGCCCGCTTCGGCCTCCACCTTCGTGTCGGTCTGCTCGTCGCCCATAAAGCGCGGCGCCCCCAGCGTTTCGAGCGCGGCCTGCATCCGGTTCACTTCGTGCAGGTTCATCACGTCGCCCGTGACGAGCGCCGCGCGCGAGCCGCGCGAGTTCACGTAATTGACCTGCGTGCCTGCGTTGAGGTTGTTGAACGTGTTGCGCTCCAGCGTTTCCGCGACCGCCAGAGCGCACAGCTCCTTGGCGATCTTGAACATCGGATGCTTGATCGTCATTTCCGCAACGTCGGTCAGGGTGATCTTGTCGCCCCACTGAATGGCGGTGGCCGACACCATCGTCACCGTCATGTTCTGCCCAACGGGCGGCACGCCTTCCGACAGCGGCGCGTAAGGCAGCGGCACGCGGTTCCAGCGCGCGGCCTGATAGACGACGCCGCGCCCCTTGGGCAAAGTCAGGGGATCGCCGAACTGATAGACCACGAGCTGGCGCCGCGCGAGCGGCAACGTCGATTGCGCGATATAGGCTTCGACGTCCGCCTGAAAGCTCGACGACTGCTGAACGGCCATGTGCTCTGCCCCTTATGTCGCAGCACACGGCTGCGCGTTAGATGTAAACCCCTGCGAGGCGGCGCTCCAGATCGCTGAGCGCGTTCCCGTTGCTCCGACCGCGCGGCGCCGCGCGGTCGCTTCGTCCTGCCTCGCTCGACGTGCGCTGGGCGCCGATGCGGCGCTGCGCGTCCCTGCGCTGCTTGTCCACGGCGGGCTTGGCGTTCATCACGCGCTCACCCAGCACGAACTTCAAAATCGTCTCCCTGGGGAAATTGCGCCCGGCCTGTCGTTCGGCCAGCAACAGCTTCTCCACATCGGCGGCGTACTTCTTGAAGCGGGGCTCGTAGGAAGATTTCGCATCATACGCCGCCTTGTCCGCCTGATCCGACGCCTGAAACTGCACCACCGCCATCTGGCGCTGGTTCTCTTTCTCAGCCTTCGCCAGCTTGTAATCGACCCGCTCTTCCACCGACATCAGCGCGAGCTTGGCTTCTTCCTGCTCCCGGCTTTCGGTCTGCGGCGCCTGTTGCCGCTGACGAAGCTCCGCAAGTTCTTTTTTGAGCGCCGCCGCTTCCGCCGCCGCCTCGCGCGCGATGCGCTTGGCTTCGACGATGGCCTTGCTGGCGCGAGAAGGGCGTCGCTCTTCTACTTGCCCTTCTTGGCCTTCATCATCTTCACTTTCTTGCCCACCGGCTTCGCCCCCGCCTTCGTCGTCATCGAGTCCGGCATCTTCGCTTTCATTTTCGATCTCATCGAGGGCTTCTTCATCGGGGTCTCTCGGATCGTCGATGGACATGAGCAACTTCCCTTCGGCGGCTTACGGTCGCTACGCGAGCGTGACTAACGGCCACGAGTCGAATAGGGCAGGCATAGCAGGTGAATACTGCTAAGGTCAATTTTTCTGTGCGCGGACAACAGTTTCGACGCGCTCCATAGAATTGGCGAGATCGCCGAACCGCTTGTCCTGACCTTGGAGCGTCTTGTCCAGCGATTGCGTTTGGAACGTCAGGGCGTCGAGCGCGCGGACCATGGACTCGCGCGCCTGCTCAAGCTTTTCAAATTCGGCGTGCTCGGATGGAGCGTTCTGCTCAAGGGTGGCGACCCGGTTATTAAGGCTCTCAGCGTAAACGCCAAACCCGAACGTCTGCACCAGAATGGCCCCGATCAAACTGATCGGAACTTTCTTGTCCAAATGCCACGAGCCGTCGTCATCCGCCATCGCACCGCCCCATCATTTGCCTGCGGCCTGCCCCCATCGGGGGCAGGGTGGTTAACGCCTGAAAAGGACTTAGGTTGCAGACGGCGCCGGGAAGCCGAGCGCCGTGATCGCCTTCGAGATCAGCGGGTCGAGGTTGCCCTCGATGAAACTGATGAGCCACGCCTCGTTCGTGTTGATGAGGTTCGCCACGGAAGCGGCCAGCGTGTTGCTGTCCGCCACGCTGAAGTTCTGCGTGTTGAGCACGCCTTCGAGCGTCGTCAGCGCCTGCCCGACGTACTGGTTGACCAGCGTGGGGCCGATGAAAGTGGAGACGATGGCGCCGAAGGGAAGGCTCTTGAGCCCCGCAGCGACGGCGGCGGCGCCCGCCGCTTCGAGGATTGGAGCTTCGTGCGCAATGAACTGCGCGGCGGCGGAACCCCAATCGACGCGGATTTGGCCGCCGACTGTCGGCGTGACGCGCGCGGGGCTGGTGGCGGTGGCGGGTGTGTTCGTCGCCGTCGCAACGGACGTAGACGCAGCGGGATCGCTCATAACGGGCTCCTGGTCGTACTGGTAGAGGTTGTCGGAAATCTGCACGGAAATCAACGCCGCGCCATAGTTCTTTGCAGTCGCATAAACGCCCGTCAAGGCGTTACTTAGCGCCCGAACGTCCGCAGGCGCGCGCGGCGATTTCAGGTACTCCGTGACCATCGCGTTGTAAGGGCGCCCAAGCCCGAGCAGCTTTCCGTAGGCGTCGAACGCATCGGCGATGCTGGCGAACACCCGGAAGCCCGCGACGATGGTGTATTTCGTTCCGTCCGCCGCCTGTTCGCCTGTGGTCGCGCTGGTTGCGGCTTGGCCGGGGAGCGCTTTGATTCCGAACCCGTTGTTCGACCCCGCAGGCATTTTGGTGAAAAACGCGCTCTCGAC